AGTCACAGGAAAGTATTAAGGACTTCGACTACGAAGGTTCTGTAATGGCAGTTCTACTTGACTTGCTTGCATATAACACACACTATAATTCTTATTACGTTAATATGCTTGCTAACGAAATGTTCTTAGACACAGCACAACAGCGTGACTCTGTTGTTTCTAGAGCAAAGGAGTTAGGGTATACTCCATTGTCTGCTTCTGGCGCAATGGCAACAGTAACAGTTAGATTTACTGACGTTCCAGGAACAACCTCACAGTTGACCATTCCTAAGTATTCTAAGTTTAAAACAACTGTAGATGATGTGTCATATAACTTTCTGACGACTGAAGCGCATACAGTTATTAATGAAGGCGGTCAGTTTGAAAAACAAATTACAATTAAAGAAGGTACGCATCTAACACACAGATTTGTTGTTGATGCTAATAATCCTAAGCGTTACATTTTACCTAATGCTCAGATTGATTCTTCTTCTATTTCTGTTAAGATTCAAAACTCAGTGGGTGACGAAACAACGGTTGACTACACAAGAGCAACCAATATCAATCAAATCTTCTCTACTTCTCCAGTTTATTTCTTAGAAGAAGCATATGACGAAAAGTATGAAATTATTTTTGGTAAGGGTGCACTTGGTCTAACACCTAAGAGCGGCAACATTATTATTGTTGATTATGTTGTTTGTAATGGTGAAGAATCTAATGGTGCTAAGAATTTTGAGATCAACTCTCAATATGAAGCAGACGGAACTGCTGTAACTGCGGCTGTTAAATCTGTTGATGCTGCTGCTAATGGTGGTAGATATGCTGAAACACTGGAGTCAATTAAGTTTAATGCTCCGAAAAGTTATCAAACTCAAAATCGTTGTGTAGTTGACAATGATTATGAAAGAATAATTCTTTCTGAGAATCCAGACATACAATCGGTTGTTGCTTATGGTGGTGAGAATGCTATTTCTCCAACCTATGGTAAAGTGTTTATCGGACTAAAACCTTTTGGCGAACAGTTCCTAACATTAAATAGAAAGAACGAAGTTAAAGAGTCAATTCAAGACAGAACGCCGCTCGCTGTTGATGCGTTAATTGTTGACCCAGAATACACTTATATTATTGCTGACATTAAAACATACTATGACCGTTCTTCATCAAACGCAACTATTGGTGAAGTTGAGTTGGCTGTAAGAGAAGCAATTATTAACTTCTCCTCCAATAACCTTGAGCGATTCGGAAACCGTTTAAGATATTCACGTTTCGTGCGTTCGTTGGACAATATCACTGTTGGCAACATTCTAAACAACGATGCTGAAATTAAAATGCAGAGACGATTTGTTCCTGATGTAAACGTTCCACAAAAGATTGAATTGTATTACAACAATAAACTCCGTCCTGGGACATTAAACACATCAGAGTTTACATACAGAGGTTTCTCTTGCTTCTTTGATGATGACAGCTTTGGTAACATCGGAATATATAGATACGATGACCAAAAACAAAAGATTTATGTTGATAGGAATGTTGGTACGGTAGATTACGAAAATGGTATTGTTACGGTTGAAGGATTCCAGCCAACAGCATATTCTGATATTGAAATGAGAGTAACTGTAACACCTGATCGTTTTGATGTTATTCCTGTTAGAGAACAGATACTAATTATGGATCCAAACGATGCAACTATTGAAGTAATTTCTGAGTACACCTGATGGAATTTGTAAGCAGAATATCTAATCTAGTTCAAAATCAATTCCCCGAATTCTACAAAGAAGACGGGGAAAACTTCATTGCATTCATCACTGCATATTATGAATACCTTGAAGAAGAAGGCAAACTAACAAATACGATTAGAAATTTAAAGTCTTATCGTGATATTGATACAACGCTTGATCAGTTTATAGAATATTTTAGAAGAGATCTGTTACCTTCTATTCCTACTGAAGCCATTGCTGACAAAGCAATTATGGCAAAGTACATCAAAAACTTCAACGTTTCACGAGGCACATTAGCATCATATAAGTTAATGTTCCGTGCGTTATTTAACGAAGACATTGATGTTAAGTATCCATCAGAACAAATTCTAAAGGTGTCTGATGGTGACTGGAGACTCGAGAGATATCTCGTAACCAGCTATGATGAATCAACATATAAGTTTATCGGGAAAACAATTAAGGGTGTTGACTCAGATGCTGAGGCGTTGGTTGAAGAAATCGTAAGAAGAACAATTAACGGCAGAGATTTGATGCAACTTATCCTGTCTAATATTCGTGGATCATTCAACAACAACGAACCTATCAAATTAAAAAGTGATGCTGCTGGAACAGGACATACTCCTACTGTAGAAGCAGGCATTAACTCAATAACCATTATTTCTTCTGGTAGTGGATATGAGCCTGGAGATGTTGTTAAACTTATATCTCAGCAAAACGGTGACTTTGGTAAGATAATTGTAACTGATACTGCCGACCTCGGTGGTGTTCTAACGTTTACTATCGAAGACGGTGGCTCTGGTTATACTCCTACTGTTGATGCTGCTTATGGAGCAACTAGCGTTAGATTTGTTGGTGGCGACGGCTCAGAACCTGCGTCATTTATTATTAGTCGCGATGACATTGTTGACACGTTTGCCTTGTCAGTTAATCTTAATATGTTTGCCAGTAACAATATTTTTGGCGACAGCGGAATTAATGTTGACGACGAGTGGGTAAGAACAAACGATGATGGTTCTCAAAGTTTAATAACAACAACAGGTGTTAGATCAACTCTTGGTGGTAATATTATTTGTAGTCCACGTTATGGGTTTCCAGAATCTGGTGTTCCAGTTTCTAGAGCAGACTTCCATGATCACGCTAACGCAGTAATCAACGTTGCTAATAACACATACGAACTTAGAGTTGGACAATCAATTCATGGTGTTTCATCAGAAGCCAACGGTCAAGTTATCGCTATTGTAGACCCAACTCCTGGAGACGCTTGGGTTAGAGTTAATACATATGGCACATTCCAAGTTAATGAAGATTTAAAAGTCGGAAGTTTATTGTCAGGTAACACGGTTGGTAAGATTATTGAATTCCAATCAAACACTATTGGTTATCATGTACTAGAAATTGCTAACAATGATGGCGTTGAGATTGTTGCTGGCGACGAGATTGTTGGAACTCAACCATTTAATACCATAACAGACAATAGTAGAGATTTAAATCCGATTGAGCCAAACTTCTCGTTTGGTGTTATCAAAGATGTGTTAAGTGTACAAGGTTATGCGTATGAATATAATCCAACTTCTAACACAGTATTAACTGGAACTGTAACAGCATCGGGAAATACGGTTACTGGGTCGGGCACATCGTTCCTGTCAGACTTCCAGAATGGCGATGTTATTAAGATTGACGGTTATAGAAAGCGTGTAGCAGCGATTAACACAGACACTGAGATAGTCTGTGCAAGCGCATTTGAATCAGACATTACTGCCGCAACAGCTTATGGTCGTGGCGGTAAGTATCGTTCTATCGTAACAACTCGTGTTGGTGCTAACAACTCAGCTAACAGTTTTGGTTCTGGTAGCGGTAGATATTCTCAGTTTAAATCTGGACCAATGGGTGCATTTTATGAAGGCGAAGGTTTAAGATTACTTGGCAGCTCAACGGTCGTAGGAAACGTTGTAACATCAACATCAAATACTCAAATTGAGAATATGCATACTCGCCTTAGAGATTCGTTCGTATTTGAAACGTCAGTGTTTGGTACTATTTCTCAGTTGTCATTGGTCGACGGTGGAGAAAACTACAGCGTTGCTCCAAAAATTATTGTTGAAGAACCAGATATCGGTTCGTTGGGTATCGGCGAAGCGTACATTACTCTACACACAAACGAAGCTAATTGGGGAACATCAAACACAGCATTTACTGGTCTTGACACAAACGACATCGTAAAGCAAACAGAAACTGGTGCTATTGGTGATGTTAAGGGTGGTGTTAACAGCGCAATTGTTAGCGAACGTTATTATTCTGCTAATGGAACTTACGAAACAGTGGTTAGAGTATGGCAAAAGTTTGGTCAGAAATTCCCAGGAAATATTTACTTTGTTGGTCCAAACCATTATATTGGATATAACAGAGGAGCGCATGAATATCAAGTTGGCGACGAGTTAATTAGACGTTTCCGCCCATTCGAGTTTAATGCTAGACTTGAGAAGATGGATGAAGAATATATTCCTGGAGAAATTGACAGCCGTTCACCATCTGAGGTTGGCTCTGCTAAAATTGTAAACGTTTTAGATAAAGGTGTTCTTGGTAGAAACGCTAAGATTAATGCTGCTGTTGGTGCTGACGGTACAATTTCTAATCTTAAAGTTGTTGACTCTGGCTTCGCTTATAGAGATAAAGAAGAAGTATTTGTTGAAGGCGTTGGTGGAACGCAAGCAAGAGTTAGACTTGGTCTTGGTGGCGTAGCAAACTCTGAGGGATACTACGCAACAACAAGAAGTCATATCTCAACAAGCAGAGGTTACATTCACGATAACAGATATTATCAAGAATACTCTTATGAGATTTCTTCACCAATATCTTTACAGCGATACAAAGATATTGCTATGAGATTGGTGCACCCTGCTGGTCAAGCATTGTATGGTAAATACCTTGCTCAGTCTAACGTAACAATTGACACTACTGCTAACACTGAGAATAAAACGTTAAGAAAAATTCCAGGAAGCGTAGTCATGACCAAGTCAAGAGCAAGTGGATATCTTGACTTGTCTAGCGGCAACAATATTATTTCTGGCACAAGCACAGACTTGGCTAACGAGTTTACTGAATCTAAACATTATAAGATGACTGTTGATGTTGCTAGAGCATATGCTAATGTTGCTAGTGGTTCAATTACACCAAGTTCTGTTGAAGTTTATATAAACGGTCACTATCATACTGCTCCGACAGTTACAATTAGTGCGCCGCAAACAAGCGGCGGAACACAAGCTGTTGCTACCGCAGTGATGAATGGAACTGAAGTTGCCAACTTATCATTTAGCGAAGTTGGCACAGGTTACACTAACCCACCAACAATCACTTTCTCAGTAGAACAAACCATTCAAGGGCAAGATGATTATAATCAGTCATTTGCTATTGATACTTCTAAGAAAGACAAGTACAACGTATTTAAGAATGACGTTTTCTTGATTGAGGGTGAGGACTATACTGTAAACAGCAGAACAAAACTTACGTTAACAGAAAGTCCGACTCACGCAGATGTAATTGATGTTTACACTAAAGGTGATGACATTCTTGTTGAGTATGATCATAACAAATTTGAAACTATAACTTTAAACAAGATTACCAGCGCAACCTCAGCAAACCTCAATATGGCTTGGTCTAGAGATAGTGTGCTTGGAGCAAACATATTCTTTAATAAGAACTGGGACATATACGCTACTTCTTCTTCATTCGGCGCAACACACTTTAATGATGGTGATAATATCATTGTTGATATTGGTGGTGGCGTATTAAATAAAATGAAGATAAATAGAGTATTGACCAACCTATCAGCAAACTTGGTATCTGAATGGACTTCTGTTGACTTTGTCTCTTCAAATACCTATTATGAATACACGGATATCCAATAATGGGACTTTATAGATACGCCACAAAAGATTTGTCTATTACAAATGCAGAAGCATTTATACAGAAAATCAACGCGGATGGAGATGGAAGAGATTCAAAAAAATCTTCTATTCTGTACGTTGTTCTTGGTAAATCGACTGCTTGGCCAGATGAACCAAATCCAATTTTCCCACCAGACAATGAACAATACCTCCACTATGAAGTACAAAGAAACTTTATTGGCGGAAAAAAAGTACAGTCGTCAGACGTTTCTCACGTTGCTACAAGATATGACTGGACTTCTGGTACTGTATATTCTATGTATCGCGATACTGACATTGACGTTTATTATAGAAAATTTTATGTTGTAACAGACGAGAACAATGTTTATAAGTGTTTGTACAATAACAAGAACGCAGCTTCTACTGTAAAACCAACAGGCTATTCACTACAACCATTTACAACATCTGATGGTTATATGTGGAAATATATGTACACTATTTCTTTGACAGAACAAAACAAGTTTATGACACCAAGTCACATTCCTGTTAAAACTGCTGTCGCAGAAGACGGTTCTGCTGAAACTGATAGATTATTGCTAGTACAGAACACTGCAGTTAATGGTTCAATTCAGGTTGTCGAAACATTTAAACCTGGAGCAAATTATAGTCAAGTGGCAAACGGTGTGGTTGAAGCTGGTGGAAAGTATTCGTTAAGACTTTCTGCTATTGGAGCTAATCCACCTTCACCTGTAGATAACTTCTACAACGGTTGTAGTGTATATGTCATCAGCGGTACTGGTGCTGGGCAGCTAAGAAGAGTTATTAACTATTCTGGTTCAACTAAAACATTAACTGTTAACACTGCGTTTGCTTCTGTTTGTAACTCTGACTCTCGTGTTATTGTTTCACCAACTGTTACAATTGTTGGTGATGGTCAAGGTGCTAAGGCATACGCGACAGTTAATCCAAGCACAGGTGGCGTTGCTAACATCGCAATGGTTTCTGTTGGCTCTGGCTATTCAAGAGCAAAAGCATATATTACTGCTAACAACGTACATGGTTATGGTGCAGCTGCTAACGTTGTCATTTCACCATTAGGTGGACACGGCTCTAATCCTGTAAGAGAACTAGCTGCTGACCGAGTAATGATTAACGTACAGTTCTCTGGTCAGGAAGGTGTTTCTGCTAACGGAAATGGATACATTCCTTCTAATACTGAGTTTAGAACCATTAGTATTCTTGCTGATCCAGTGTTAAAAGTTAATTCAAACAACGAGCACAAAACTACTGAGCACGTTGCTAACACTAGCAACTCCCCAGCAACGTTAAGATTTACTACAAGAATTGTATCATCATATAATGAAATGGACGAGGCGATTCCTGAGAATCCATTCTATAAGGGTGATGTTCTAACTAACAAAAGAAACATTCTTCGTGCTAGAACAGGTGATCTAGAATTCGTTACTGAGTTGAGTCAACTAGCGAAAGACAACAATGCGTTAAGAAATGCTACTCGCTCAGCTAATGGGCAAATTGTTTATCTAAGAAAAGACGAAACAGAAAACGATCCATCTTTCTACACACTGTATATAAATAATGTAAACAGTTATTCTGATTATGCTGCTTTCACTAAAGACGACGTTCTTGTTAAAAGCACAAGCGAAACAGCAGTAGCGACAGTTGAATCTATTAAAGGTCCAGAAGCAAACACATACTCTGGCGAAGTTATCTTTACAGAGAACGTTCAACCTGTTACAAGAGATATTAGCCAAATTGAAGACATCAAAGTGATTCTTGATTTCTAAGGAACTAAAATGCCAATTGAAAGTAATTTAAACCAAAGCCCATACTTCGATGATTTCGATGAGAACAAAAACTTTTATCGTGTTTTGTTCCGTCCAGGTCGTGCGGTTCAAGCAAGAGAGCTAACTCAGATTCAATCGATTCTACAGAATCAAGTTGAACGCTTGGCTAACGAAGTTACTCACGATGGTTCAATTATTACTGGTGGCGGTCTTATTACTGATAAGACAAACTATGTCAAATTGGCTGACAAAGATGCTAACGGCAGAGTTATTCTTCTTAATGACTTCTATTTAAACAGCAAGACTGCTAACGTTTATGTTGTTGGTCAAACCACAGGCGTAGAAGGTAAACTCGTTACAGTTATTGATGGTTCTGAGGCTGCGGCTCCTAATAACCTTACAATGTACTGTCATTATACAAACTCTGGCGCAAACAATTCTACTAAGGCATTTGCTGACGGCGAAACTCTACACTTCTACCACTCTTCAAACAACACCTTTAAGTTCGCTGCTAACACCATTAGTGCTAACTCTACTGGTTTTGGTATGAAGGTTAATATTTCTGATGGTGTTTGTTATCACAAAGGTCACTT